GCTAAATGGTCTGCCAAGGTTATTGGTCAGCGTCGTACTCGTCTGGGGGCTTCGCGCTCCTATCCAATGGAACGATTCTTATCGTTGGCACATCAAAGGTTAGTCCTTATGACTCCCGAGTGGGTCTGCTCGACCCGCCCGTGGTGACCACATCCGTAAAAGGAGTATGGCCTATGGTCCTTGAGACCGCAACCATTGGGGAAATGGAGCGAATCTGTAGTACCTTCGATATTCCACCGGAGATCGCAAAACCTATACTGGCGCTTTTTGTCCAGTGGTCTCGCGGATCTGGTGTTGAGTGGGCTGTCAGCAGAATGAAAGACTTCCAAGTCAATCTAGTACGCTGGCTTGCCGGTGAGTTGCCCATGTATGGAACATGGACAGGGGTGAGGTCTGACCTTACTCCGAAAGGCCCTGTTGGGGCCCTGTTCCGCTGGGTAGGCTGTAAGCCAACCAAAAGACGGCGAATCCATGCCATCTCACTGCTTAGGATGTATACCAAGGTCGTTTCGACCGAGGTTACACCGAAACAGGAGCGAAAGTTTCTGTCAGGTGTTCTCTCCGAACCCACTCTTGTGCCTAGTGAACTGCAATCTGGTGTTGTGGAAGCCCTGAAAAGGATCGGGGCCCCGCGCGGGTTGGTTGGTATTCCTAACCCGTTGTACACCATGATCCCCTCAGCAACGAAACGCCATCCTTTACCAGATGGCACCACACATTGGGAGACAGAAAATCTCTTGATGTCGCGGTTGTACTTAACGGAGACCAAACTAGGTTCCGATTTAACGGGTTCCTACCCGAGTACTTTCCGTGCTGTGTGCGAAGGTCTTACCTACTTTACTCAAGGAAATAGGGGTGTTTCTTTCTACCCCTTTGAGGATTCAGTAGGGAAAATTGGTCTTATCCAGGAACCTGGCTTCAAGCTTCGTGCTGTTGCCAATCCTGGTCGTGTGTATCAAAGGGCTTTACAGCCTCTAGGGGATCGCCTTTTTAGGGTTCTCCGGTCTCTTCCATGGGACTGCACATTTGACCAAGCCAAGCCTTTGGGTGTTCTTCAAGAAGCCCTTTCAGCTGGCCAGACCTTGCACTGCGTAGACCTGTCAGGCGCCACGGATTATTTTCCGTTGGACCTGCAGCTTCCTGCTCTTGACTACCTTACGCTGAATTCAGGTGAGGCAGTGAGACTGTTTCGGGACCTTTCTAGGTCACCTTGGCAGTATGGTGGTGACACCATCAGTTGGAAACGCGGGCAGCCGCTGGGTTTGTATCCCAGTTTTGCCGCGTTTGCTCTTACGCATGGGGCACTACTTTATCACTTGAACGGTTACCGGCATGACAACCGGTTTTTCGTCTTGGGTGACGATGTAGTGATTGCAGATGACGCGCTTGCTAGCCGTTATCGTGAGGTCTTGGAAGACCTTGGGTGCCCAGTGAGTCCTAATAAGACCCTGGCGTCCAGCCGTCTGGGAGAGTTTGCCGGAAAATTGGTATTCCCCGACTGTCACGCCCCTCAGTTGAAGTGGAGGGAGGTGAGCGACGATTCTTTCGTCGACTTCGCCCGTAATTTCGGCAAGAAGGCGTTGGATATTCTGAGGCCACGTCAGCGGAAAGTCGTTAAGATGATCTGCACACTCCCAGATTTTATGGGAGGACTCGGTTGGAACCCGAAAGGGTTGCCTCTCGAAGACCGTGTGTACTTGTACCATGTTCTCTTCGACCGGGACGTATCCTCTGAAGGCTTTCTCATGAGCTATGACAGGTTAATCAATCAGGCGGTCCATTGCCCTACGATCGACCTAGGATCAATCAAGGCGACATCCTCCGTGGATGCTTCTGCCGAGACTACTATCCGTACCTTCGACCAGAAGGTATCAGCTCTTCTGCACGAGTTCTTACCTAGGCTTGCCCTTACGGGTTTGCCAGAGGTGTTAGGCAGAAACCTCAAAACGGTTGCTCCCCTTGGGGATTTGCCGCTAGAGGGTGGGAACAGCTCTTTCCGTAGAACGATGTTGGAGGTGCTAGAGTCTAAGCTCCGTTAACC